AGGCGCTCGTAGTCAAGTAGACGCCGAAAACGGATTCGGCGGTCTAAAAACAAAACATTTTCCACTGCCAAGATGCCCCCGAAGAAGCAACCTACTAAGACCATCGTCGTCGAACGCGTCATCACCTTCAAGGAGACTCGGAATGAGTACAAGAACGACCCCAAGCCCAAGCCCAAGCCGCGCGGCGGCGCATGTCACCGTTGTGGACGCACAAGACACTGGGTAGCCGACTGTTATGCCAAGACCGATACGGATGGAAACGAGCTTAGCGACGACGAATAAAAAACCAACCTAAAGACGGGGTCGCTTGGTGATGGCTCCTGGGCCAGCGACTCGGCACGCATCACGTGATGTTGTATTCGGAGCCACGAACTGTATACCGAGGTAGAAAACGGAAACGTTGCCTATCTCGTTACTTACCTTTTACCATGCAGCCCATTACTCGCTCTCAGCTTCAGAACGCCCCCGCCGCCGCTGCCGCTCGTCTCGCCGCCGACGCCGCCCGCAAGGAGGAACTCACAGGACAGATGTGGGCCGAGAGTGTCTACACGTCCGCTCGTCGTGCCGCCGAGGGGGGCATATCCTCCATGGTCTTCTGCTTCAGTCAGCACATGACGGCAACCGCAAAGAACTACGGACTCGCGCGACTGCGCGAGTGGTTTCCCGACTCGGACTTTACGATACCCCAGGAGGGTAGTGCATGCACAATCAATTGGGGACCGAAGGATGCCCAACCGGTGTTGAACTTGGCGGAGCGTCGGCTGGAGAAGGAGACGAGTTGGTGAGCGTCCGCTGTGCCTTCTTACACAGCAGGTAGAACCAGTAGACATTCAGTAGCGTGTATCCTCCCGTCACGAGGTTCATGGCCAGTCCAGTTGAATTCGTGTAGCTCCAGTACGGGAAGTACACCATGCGGATCAGGGTCCAGAACCCGAAGATGAAGGCAAGGATGCCCATGTGGAGAGTGTCGTACGGATACTTCAGGGCCTCAAGCAGCCACCCTAGGCTGAAGGATGGGTTCGTGGACTCCAGAATGCACATGGCATCGAAGCACATTTTTACATTCGCATCCGTATGGGCACCGAACAGGTATCCTAGCCAGATGATGACGTGGTGAAGAAAGAAGTCGGGGGACTTTGCGTAGAATGCCATGTGTCCAGCATCGTAGACCATGTAGGCCAAGACCTGTTCGAGCATAGCCAACGAGTCCTTGGGCGAACCCACAAAGAACCACATGCACAGCATGTACCCCGAGAACAAGACTCCGTTGATGCGGGCTACGAACTCATGCTTCTTGTGCTCGGCCATGGCTATGTAGTCGGGGTTTTCCTTGAAGAGCCAGTACATGAGGGCCGCCGTCACCGTCAAGAGGACGGGGATGATAAACACCCGATAGTCCATTGCGCTTACAGAAGAGATTCGCGAGATGACGTAAACGAAATGGACCCATTCACTGCCGCCTGTGAGACTGCAAAGACCCTGGCCTCCAAGATGACGGATACGGACAAGCTCACTCTGTACAGCCTGTTCAAGCAGGCGACGGTTGGCGACTGCACCACGCCCGAACCCAGTTTTCTGGATGTGGTAGGCAAGGCCAAGTGGGCTGCGTGGAAGGAGCGGAAGGGTATTCCACAGGGAGTGGCCAAGAAGGTCTATGCCGACGTGGTCAAGCAACTTACGGGCTAGTGGCTACCTATCCGTATGGACGGAGAGGACTGCTATTTTGACCCGAACCTGCCGAACCCCGTGACCGAGTTGCTCAAGCGTCAGCGGTTGAGTCACACAGAGTATGAGATGGACAGGATTCGTCGTCTGCGTGACACTGCGGCAGTTGAGACCCGTGAGTTGATTGATGCATTGCTCAGTCTCACTCAGAGCATGCAGGCGCGACTGGAGGCGTTGGAGCGTCTTGTATCCAATGGATCATATCCGGATGCTCTGCCCGCAAGTGGGCGAGCCACGCCTGCGCCAGGTGGTGGCTCAGGATATGCTGGCCGTTCCCCTTCATTCCGTTAAGACCGATCCAGTAGAGTGCGTACATTACACCTAGATGCCTGACACTATGAAAACGAGTTTTCTTACTCCACACAAGGAGTAAGCATGCTTCGTTTCGCATTCATGTGTGCAGCGGCACAGGCCGCTATCCTGAACGGCTGGGTCTTTACATCACAGGGCTACCTCGGCACGGGGTCCACTGCGTGTGGACAGAACTTTACCATTGTGTATTCCGTCTCCAACGCCACCAGCAATCTGTCGTCCGTGTCCGTCCAAAGCACGGGCGGGTGGGGCGGAACCACGACCGTCGGCACAACGCTGACGGTTCCGTTCCTGACGGGCGTCAACACGACCGTCAACTACACGTGCCCTGCCGCCTTCGTGCCCGGGTTTGGAGGCACTCGGTATACTGCCGTCATCACGGTGGACACAACAACCTTCAAGAGCCCTGCCTTCTCCATCGTGGCTGCGGCCAGTCCATCGCGCACGCCCACACTGACTCCGACCTCAACACCAACGCCGTCCATGTCCAACGGAAGCACGGCAACGCCCACTCCGTCCGCAACGCCGTCGATGACTCCAAGTTCGTCCTTGTCGTCCACTGCAACTCCGACCTCTTCGACTACAACCACGACATCCGTGTCCAGCACACCAACACCCTCGCCTTCCTCGCCTCCGGTCCTTGACATCAAGGCAATTCAAGATGCCAGCCAAGCCACCAGCATGGCAATGACGGGTGGCGTCATTGGCGGAATCGCGGTGCTCGTGGTCTGTACCTACGGAATCACGAGATTGTGGCAACGACGACAACGACGGTTACGTCGTCTGCGTAGTATGCGGACCATCGTCCAACGGCGACAATTGTATACAGGGGAATTCGCATACGTCAGACCGCAGTAGAAAACGGATTCCGACACCCCAGAACACTACCCTGCTACATTGTCCTCGAAGTCACCGACAACGGCCACACGCTCTACCCTACACCCTACACGTCCCTCACCGACGCGCTAGCTGCAATCAAGGCCAAGTGGATTGCATTCTTGGAGGAGAATGCAGCCGTGAACGATACCAGCGCCGAAGTGCTGTGGAACGAGGCCGTCACGGAACTAACAACACAGAACGGCGTCGTATCACTGTACCTCGAGAAGGGGAACAACTTTGAGATCCATCGGATGACGCTGCCGTAGGGAAAAACGGATTCCTTGAGCCAAACTCTTCCCAGTATCAGTCAAGATGCCTCGCTTCGTTCGTATCGGTCACGACGTGATCCACATTCCCTCCCTCGCCAACGTCAGCATGAGCCGCTCCTGTCTGGGGCGCCCATTCTTGACCTTCTACTACCACAATCAGCACAGCCAGACCATCTCCTACGCGTGGGGCAAGTGGGAGATCTGCGAGAAGGACATGCTAAAGGTCAAGACCGCCATGATGGAGCTGGAGAAGGTCATGGCCTCCGTCCCACTCACCGAGGCCGAGCCCTTCTCCGCCTAAAAACGGATTCGTGAGGCGCTGACTGGACTCTTCTTGCCTACACGCCAAAATGTCCAGGGATACTGCGTCTGGTCTTCTCATTCTCACCTTCATGGCCCTTATGTTCTTCTTCGCACTCATCTAACATGACTTGCTCTTCCTGCCTCACCGTCGGGCACAACCGGTCCACCTGTCCCAACCTAACACAACCTCTTCGTCGCAGGATCATCAAGGTTTGGATTCCCCACCCTGGATGGACCTGTAAGTGCGGAATGTACTTTCAGTATCACCGCCTGCCGCTGTTCCTCGGACACCAACGCCGGTGCGTGGTGTGCTAAAAACGGATTCCGCCACCCACACCCACAACCTTTTACAGTGACCATGGCACTACAGAAGTATCTTTCCGACAACAACGTCGCCGGCGGCGAGCATGGCAGTCACCACGTCTACTGGGTTCCCCTCACCATCTTCAACGAACTGGGCATTGAGCGGTGGAAGTACAACCGTCCTCCCGACACCGACCGAGTGGCTGAGATCCACTCATTTATACAGCAGTCTGGCCGTGTGGATGGTATGATGTACTTGGCGTGCATCAATAAGAAGCTGTATTGCTACGAGTCCAACCACCGCCGAGAGGCATTGGTTGGAATCACAGAGGTTGCGCCGATTCTTGTGGACATTATGTGGGATGCAACACACGATCAGGTGAAGGCTGAGTTTCTCCGTCTGAACAAAGCAGTGTCTGTTCCTGAACTGTATGTGACGGATGAGCCTGTTGTTGATATGGATGCACTGATCGCAGCGCGCAAGGCATTCGAGACACGTTACAAGTCACTCAAGGTCACTACAGGTCGGCCACAGCGTCCCAACTTCAACAGCGAACTCCTGCTGGATGACTTCAACGCCATCACCAAGGAGCACAACATCTCGGTTGAGGAGATGATGCGTCGTCTTGACAACCTGAACGTACGCCTCTCGCACAAGGCCATTGACTCGAAACTCACGGACAAGGTCAAGGAGAAGTGTACAAACGCAGCCATGTGGCTGTTCGCGTGGTCGGGGCGCATCAACCCGAAGGACGTTGTTGCGTAAAAACGGATCTGCAGCTTACACAAAAAACCAGTTTTACCGTCAAGATGCCGGACTTCACAACTACTTTCCATTCCCTGCTCGGAAATATCATCGAGCTCTCCGCGATTCTGATAGAGTCTACATTGCCCCCGCCGCCCAGTCAGCCAGGTCGTGCCCTCGACACAGCTATTGCGTCTACACAGATGGTTTCGGTTGATCTTATCCACAAGATAGGAATGCATGCTGGACTCAGTATGGACGAATACGTGGGCAGAGTTCACACATGGGAGGGTACTAATTTCCTCACCTTCAAGGCACGCGACAACTTCAGGGGTAAGTCCATCTACACGCTCAATCTCAAGACCAGACGGCCAACGCAAACATCGCCGATTCAGAAGCACCTGAACGCCGAGCTCGAATTAGCACTGGTGCTTGCGTAGAAAACGGATTCCGCCACCCACACCCACAACCTTTTACAGTGACCATGGAGCAACTCTACATTCTACAACTCGAAGGCGGCAAGTACTACGTCGGCAAGACATCGGATGTGATGAAACGATTTGAGCAGCACAAGACTGGCGCAGGTGCGGCATGGACCAAGAAGTACAAGCCGACACGAATGATTGAGTGTCGTGCGCTCACTAGCGACCACGACGAGAACAACGTCACCAAGGACTACATGAAGAAGTATGGCATCAACAACGTGCGTGGGGGGTCGTATACACAGGTTTCTCTACCCGACGATGTGGAGTCGGTACTGCAACGGGAGTTCCGTGGCAATGCCGACGTTTGTTACAAGTGCAACCTAGCAGGACACTTTGCAGACAGGTGCCTAATTACGGTTCGCGAGGAGGAACCGGTGGCAGTGTGGGTACCGGGTAAGCCATGGCCGCGGGCATCGAAGCCCGTTGAAGAGGAATGGGAATGCGAGTATTGCGACAGAACGTTCACTACTAAGTACGGATGTTCTGTACACGAGAGGTCTTGCAAGCCTGCAGCCAAACCAAAGGCGAAGAAGGCAATGGGTGCCTGCTACCGATGTGGGCGCACGAGCCATTACTCACCCGACTGTTACGCCACTACCCATGTGGATGGTTATGATTTAGATGACTAGCGCCGCAGTAGCGCCTTCAGCTGACGACGCGTGGGATTCCGAATGAGACGGGCCAACACACCGCGGCGACGACGGGTGCGACGGCGGCCTCCGGTGCGACGCGCATTGTCCTGGCTTTCATTCGCTTCCCTCTCCGCCGCGAGCCGGCGCTGTTCGGCCTCAGTCACTGCCGTATTGTGCTCATGCAGTTCTTCGTTCCGCACCCGCGTGACATGGTGCTTTTTCTTGTGGGTCCGCTTGGGCTTCTTTGCGGCTAGTTCTAACTTCCTCTTGTGGCTCGCCTTCGCACCTCGTGAGAACATGTGGGGTAACGTTTCAGCCATTGTATTCACCCGAGATTTACTTCAGTGCGCGTCGAGTAGGATTCCGCACCACCTTAAACAGATGATGATGTTTCCGCAAATACTTACCTTTTTTCATGCGGATGGTGCGGGCGGTCTTCCGCCGACCACCAGCAGTCAACGTCAGCTTACGTATATTTATGGTTTCCGTACCTATATCATCTCCCTTCGCCCACAATTTCGTAAGATCGCCTGTTTCTTCCGGAAAGACAACTTCCTCGTCGTCGTCGTTGAATCCAAACTTGTTTTTGAACCCAACTATCGGCAGGTCCTTGTCGTTGTTTTCAAGCCTCCACTTCTTCGCCATAGCCGTGCCTATGAGTGCCTGTTTCGCGTCCTCAAATGAGCGATAGGTCTTCCCATCGAGCACGTCATTTTTCAGCAGAATGACGTATATGTCGCCCATTACTCATCCCCGACATTTACTTCAGTGCGCGCACCGACAGGATGTACAGGAACGCAGCGTTCAGGAAGGTCAGAATCAGTGTGGGAGCCGAAGCCAACATCACTGCAAAGCCGCGCTTCGGGGCAATGGCGATGCCGTAGAGCTCCAGGATCAGAACGAGACCCGTAGTGAGACCCACAATCCAGAACATGATATAAAAGTAGTCCACGATCACCTCATTCGACACTCCCTTGGTGGCTTCAGTCTCTCCGGGCATTTATATACTCCTGAGAAGAACAATGGGCTTCTCCGTGATTCCAGTCGCATTTGGCGTGGTCATGGCGGCAATTGACTTGGTGATGATGGCGTCCGTGAAGCAAGTGGGTTCAGGTGCATGGCCTGTCCGTACTGGGCTGCCGTTCGCCACCTTGATCTACGCTCTAGAGCCGTACATTTTCCTTCAGGCCATGAAGTACACGGGCGAAGGACTGGCTGTCGTCAACCTGGTGTGGAACCTGGCCAGCGACATCCTAGTCACCCTCATGGGAGTGCTGTGGTTTGGAGAGAAATTGCACGGAACGCGCAGTATCGCAGTGGGTATGAGTTTGGTTACGCTGGCGTTATTCGCATATACGGACAAGGAATGAGGACTGCAGTTATCCTTACGGGACAGGAACGGAGTCTGTTTCGTATCTACAAGCACACTCGCACGAACCTGCTCGAGCCGAACAACTCGACGCTTTTCCTGGCCTGCGAAGTCGACAACCCCGACCGACTGAGGGGCTACTTTGACGGAATTGAAATTGGCGGCGCCGACATTCGCAATCAATCCTTCCGTACTCCCGACTTTGACGCCTTCACACAGGTATTGCATTCAGGTGGCCGCCCTGCGCTGCTCGAGAGCGTCTTTGAACGTACACGTCCCGAACCTTGGCACATTGGATACGTGCTACTAGGCGCATCCGTTCTCCAGTACTACCAGGTCCTGAAGGCATGGCTCATGATCCTCGAGTACGAGAAGACGCACAAGATGCGGTTTGACGTGGTTGTCCGTTGGCGCACGGACGCCCTGCTAACCGAGAAACTGGACTTGTCGGCCCTGTTTTCGTCCGACGAACTGACGTGCCGCAGTCTCGGGTCCGAGCGTATTCGTGCGAAGCTAGTTCCATCTGGTCTGCCCATGGACCGGGTAGTTGTTACCCTGGGCACTGAACAGACGTGGTTTGCAAAGCGCGACGTGTTTGCTCTTCTCGGTCCGATGATGTACATGTACGGGGCTTGGGATAATGGATCCAAGTACGCCTTCAACTCCGAGACCTTCTTCTCATTGTTCTGCGAAATGAATCACATTACGTACTTGGGGTTCCACGAGGACCCCATCTTCAACGAGTCTCACCCTGGTGTCGCCGAAGTCGCCTCAGACCCGCGTGTGTTTTCGATTCTTCGGTGAGTACTTACAAACATCCAACTCCTTACCGTTAATGCCTACAGCCGAAGAGCTTCGGGCATTATCGGATGATGTGAATCGTCTCAGCGAGTTCGTGAGAATTTCGGAGATGGACGCGCGGAGTGCGGCCCGTGTGGGCGACACGTACTTCTTCGTGGAAGCCCCCAAGGGGATTCCGTCTGCGTCCATCGAAAAAGCCTTGAAGGAGACGTTTCCTGGATGTTCAGTGACGCGCAGGACGTTCACGCTGTTCTACCGCGTGTCCTGGGCTTAGTGGTGGCGACGACGAGACCGACGACGACGGCTCTTGTGCTTGCGACTGCGACCACCGCGGACGGCGGACGCCCTCAACGATTGAAAGTATGCTTCCTCGGCCGCCCGCAGCTTTGGCAGTAGGACGTCTAGCTCGGCGCTCCACGCCTTCTTAGCATCGTCTGAGTCTTGAGGGGCGGGCCTGCGGTTCGCCAATATTTCAAGTTGGCGCTGTAGTCCCATCACGGCCTCCCCAAGTGCCTTTGAGGACGTATTCGAATCCCCCATCTTTATTTACACGCTGCGAATAAACTCCCAGTGGAGGTAGTCGCATATCTTCTGCCAGATGTGGTCGTGTGCAATCAGACGGTCCCGCGACTTGAGCAGCGGAAAGTAGACCTTGTACTCGTCTAGGTCTAGTAGCTCAAAGAACTTGTACAGGATGTACGAGTACGACAGGAAGTTCGTGCGGTCGTTCGGACAGTACAGCAGGAACGGCGCCTGAATCTCCTGGAACATGGCGCGGATCTTCTCCTCAATCTCGGGCGTGATGGTGGGCGGTGGATTGCCGTTCAAACGACTCAGGATGTGGGCCGCATGTTCGTAGTACTTGGACCGCCCCAGCTTCTTCAGAATCTCGCGGATCTCCTTCTCCGTCAGGTCGGCAATATTGTCGATGCGACGTTTACGGATCTCCAAGACCACCTCGTTCATCACCTCCTCGGGAATCATGGTGGACTCCTTGGCCTGAAACTGGTTGAGGATCTCATTGAGGTGGTTGATTTTCTTGTACGCGTAATTGTTCCGCTCCTTAGGCGGGTCGCGGAACGACTGAAAGTCCGACACCACCAGCGAGTACTCTTCCGACCCACACTTTGGGCAGACCAAGATTCCTTCGGAACTGATTTCCTCTCGGGCCACATTGCACTGGTTGCAGTGTTCCGTCTGCATCTGCGTCATCTCGGGAACATTCCCCAGCTTCATGCGGGCCACGTACTCATCAAACATCTGCTTGCGCGTAGACCCGGTGTCCGTGCTGGGCGCAGTGGCAAAGAACTTCAGGAACGTGTGGGCGTCCTTGGGCGCAACGGTGGTGGCCGACGTGCCTCCTGAATCGCGGTTGTAGTACCCCATCAGAATGTCCATGTTCTTCAGGTAGTACTCCTGCACTGGATCAGCCTGCACTGCCTCGTGTGCCAACTCCTTGACGCGTGCCTCCCACTGCGACAACTGAATGACGTCACCAATCTCATTTGACCCCTGGACTCCAGCAATCTTCTCTCGCAACCCAGTCAATTCCGCCTCCGTCTCTGCCTTTGACTGGGTTTCCCGCAGTCCCTGAACAATGTCCTGGTGAACCGAATCGAGCGTCCCGATGGACGCCGATCCCGTTTCCCGTATCCGCCTCACCTTGAACACATCCATGGTGTCTATTGTTGTTGTCTATGTAGATGGGTTCTTCAGTGCATTCGTCACTTCAGCCATGAAGGCGGGGTTCTGGCAAATCTGTGGGCGCTGCTTGCGAACCGCAGCGAGCAACGTAGGAAAGTCAAGCCCGAAGTTCTTACACATAAAGTACAGCAGGAGGAACGCCGAGCGGTTGATGCCCGCTGCACAGTGGACAAAGACCACTGAATTGGGTGCGCGAAGGAAACTGCGCATGGCGGTTTCAAATGCAGGGTACCAGTCAAGGATCTTGACCTCCACGGAGTCGTGGGCGTCCAGCTGCGCGTAGCGACTAGGGTACGACCGACGAAACCAGGCAGGAGAGTTCTCGGCGTACGCACAGTTGATAACGTGGGTCACGCGATTGGAATTGACAAAGAACGAGGTCAGCGACGCACCCGCGCCGAGGCATATGTTGGGATACACCCATGCGACGTTGTCCATTGCTTATTCACCCCCGAGTCTCTTAAATCCCCAGACTACCGAGGAACACGGACAGCAGATGCGCAATGACCACCGCGGCGCCACCGAGAACACCCGCACCTTGCCACGACACGACTCCGCCACTCGTGTACATGGACGGGAGATACTGCAGCAGCATGTTGCGCGGCGTAGACAGAGAAATGACGGCAGCGGCCACGAAGAAGCAGAAGTACAACTTCAAGTTGCGGAACATGAAGCCCATCTGAGGCATGGTCGGCTTGAAGGACGGAATCATCGAGCCCTGCGTCGTCTGCTCCGTCGACGGCATCGGAATCAGCGGCGGTGCAGACTGGTTGCCTTGCGGCGAAGGAAGCAGGGCATCCAAGGAGGTCGAGTCGCTATCCATTGTTTATACTGAAGGCATCTTTTCGCAGACCGCATCTTCCACGCGGTACCGATAGCACTTGCCGTCCACCCGGTTCGTCTTGCTACGCACATCGTCCAGAGGCAGAGCAAGCGTATATTGGGTCACATAGTCGCGATGGAACAAGAGTGCTGCCAGGCCCAGTCCAATGACAAAGGAAAAGAATGGTTTGGCTCGTTCAATCGCGGCGGTGATATTGAGCATCCCCTTACTTCTTAAGCGAGGCCAAAAGATTGAACGAGTCCGTCTCGGACGTGCACGGAACTTCAGTGGCTTCGACATGGACACACCCCGTGTCCGTGTGGTACACGATCTTCCCGTCCATCGGGTCAGGGACCTTGGACACTGTGCGACGCGGCGGAATCACGATGGACGACAACAACAGACCGAACGTGGCGCCTGCTGCGAACCAGATACCGTCAAGCATTATACCATGACGCGAATTAACCTTTTGGTACAAAGCTGCTAATTACCGATTTGGGTAGAAATCGTGCGGCCGCGCCAATGGCACCAGGCTGCTCGCGGGCGGCGGCGATTCCCGCGTCCAGTTGGGCATCCGAAACCTTCGGCGCCGATCCTGCAGACGACGGGCCCATGGACGGCATATTGGGCAGTGATATGGGCGGTCCGGGTTCAAGTCGACGTTTCAGTTGGCTATCCACAAAGTACCACATGGCAAACTGCATGCAAAACGACCACACGGGAGCCAGTGCCGCAATAAAGGCCATGACGTATCGAGTCGCCCCGAAGGGTGCGATAACTCCAGCGGCTCGCGCGAAGATCATCCCGTAGTCGCCGAAGTTCTCTTGGGTTGCATTTGTGAACGACAGCCCCATGTCTGACATGTGTGTCCACATCTTGTAGGCCCAAACAATCATCAGGACCCAGAACACGGCAACGGCGAGCCAAAACTGTATCTTCCCTGCAGCCAGGGCTGCCTGCCAACTGAGTTCGCCAGGCTTCTTCATGAACAACCCCCACGCTGTCAGTTTTCCGAGGATGATAATGTCTTCCATTACGAACTCGGCCCTGTGGAAGCCGTCGGGGTCGTAGTATTCAATGGATACCTTTGGAGGAACCAGTTTCAGTGCGTCCCCATTGTCGATGTTCGTATGAATGACATTGGCATCCTTGAGGTCGGCGAACAAGGACTTGACTGGATATTCAACGTAGCCGTAGGAGATGTGCGGCTTAATGTAGCCCACACAGTCTACCTCCTGATTGCCGTACTTGAACGTTGCCTTGGTGATACGAAGGCTCCGAGTATCGGAAGACGGAAACGAATACGTCGGCGTGGTCGGAGCCGAATAGCTGGGAAGCTGGGGAGTAGGGAGATTGACCTCATCGACGTCACGACCCGTCGGCCGAGGGCTTACCTTGACGGGAGGAGGGTTGCTCATATTGTTAAGAAGCAAACACAAGATTGGCAAGACCGCTCACGACACGCAAGTAGTTATACGATTCGACGTAAGCATTCACGGTGTAGGTGTACGCGAAGACCACCGTCGCATTGTTCGTGTTTTGCACGATGGTCAAGACCTGATCGGGTGTATACAGGGAAAGCTGCCCGGGAGGAATGACCGTTGGATTCGTGCTCAATGCCGTTGACTTCAGGACGCACACCGTAGTCGTGGTCACGGCAGGAATCGTCTCTGTAATCACAGTTCCAGCAGGAACCGTCTGCGAAGGAGTCACCGTGTATGTCGAACCATTCACCGCGGTAATGGTGGTGCCCGGAGTCACACCCGTACCTGACAGAGTCGCACCCACGACGAATGGTCCACCTGACGTCAAGGTCAATGTGGTTCCCGTGATGCTGCCTACGCCCGCAAACTGAAAGGTCTGATTGGTAGCAGGTAGCGGCTGCTGCAGCGTCAGGCGCAACAAGGCCTTGTTGACCTTGCTTCCGTTCGCAGCCCCCGACGGTTGGTACTCGTTATTGTTCAGGGCAAACGAGTACATGTAGACACCTGGAAGCTTCTCGGGGGTCACGCCACTTGCAAAGCGGTAGGTCTCGAGCAGTGAGTAGTACTCGGACGGCTTGACCTGGAGACGCTCGTTGCCGTCAAACAGGAGGGTGCCGTCAACCACAATGTCCCTGGGGAACACGGACGTCACCTGCTGCTGTCCCGACGCATACAGACTCGTCGCCACATCGGACGTATTGGCACTCCACGGTGCGCGCTTCGGGTCTGACCAGTTGGTGTAATTGTCCCACGCATTCGCCGCGATACTGTCGGAACGAGAGGCAACCCACGTGACACGCGTCACCAAGTTTCGCATCGGAAGCAGTAGGTCGGTATTGGGCCCGTACTGCCCCTCTGCGCCCACGAAACTGACTTCCTTGAACATGTAACTCTGGTCTGCCGTGGCCAACTGGGCCATTTCCGTCTCGGTGAGGTAGAAGAAGTTGCACTCCAGGTACGGATCGGGATTGAAGTTTGCGACACCCGCATTCGTAGGGCTTCCATTCGGCAGAGTCGGTGTCAGAAACAGGTTCAAGGGATACGACCCCGTGGGACGAATACGCTGTCCAAACGTAGGAGACGTGGGCACAACGTCAATCACCGTGTACAAGTAGTTCAGAGGACGAAGCGTGACGTTGATATAGACCTCCGTGTTTTGGAGAGACACCAGCGGCAATGCAGACCCTGCAGATTCGCAGAACCAGAAGTGAAGAGGCACAACCAGCTGACGTGAACGAATGGACGGTTCGGGAATGGTAGCGCCCGGGAAAATCAGGTTTCCAGTCGAGTCGTAGGCAGGAGAAGCGTAGGACACCGAGTGCGGGTACTGTCCATGGCGGTCAAATGCATTCGCAGGGTCGTAGATCTCAGGCACGTTGCCTACCATCTGGTTCACTGTCAGGCGCTTCGTGCCGTCAAACGTCAAGTACGAGTACAGCTTCAGCCACTCGCCAGGAATCGTCTGAATGGTCTGTCCGTTCATGGTGAGTTCGATTCGGTCGATGAGATTGTATCCGACATTGGGAATCCACTGGAACTCGTACCCAACCGCTGTGCAACGCGGGTCGTATCCCTTGGGTGGCGCCACCGTCAGAGGAACCAGCGGAGACCAAATGTCTGGAAGCGTCAGGACTACGTAGCAGTCGTTCAGTAGCTGTGCGTAGCGGTCGATGCGAGCCGAGAGCTTGCGAGTCTGCGCCACGTCAAAGTTGAGGTTGGAACTCGAAAAGTCCACACGAATATGCTCCATGGCAAAGTTCGTGTGGCGTTTGTAGGTGCTGCGAAAGTGGGTCATGGACGGGTTGCCATTGACCAACTCGTTCTGAGCC